TAAACAATTGGCTATTGATAATAATAAAATATAGCAACGTATGACTAACCATGTACAAAATGTGGAATACGAATATTATGATATTTAAATGTACGTAAATTTGGATATAGTAGGTGACAAATGGTGGGTGTGTTATGTGAGATGGAGTTAAGGTGGTATTAACCCCTTTACAGCGCGAGCCAACCCTCTTCGACCTACCCTAAAGTATATACGTCGAATTGCAGTATCCGCAATTGCCACACGTGAACATTCTGATACAAATGAATATACGTCAATAAACACGTGTTAAAAATGAGCATGTGACAAAGCCAAATACATTTGTAATAAAGCATGAACACATTGTTCACGAATAAATTTGGATACACGGGAGATAGTTCGTATATTTACCATGTTGAGCAATTAAGCATCACGATTAAAATTAAGGTTATGACACAAGCAACAATGTTTTCACACAAAGAATTAGAGTTTTATATTTACAAATTGCAAGCCGAAGGTAAAATAACCGACCCTTGTGTAGTAGATGATTTAATCACGTGTATCAAAGCACATAAAGAAGTTGAATTTAAATAAATAAAGGTTATGAGCAAACATTTCACCGCAGCAGTAGAAACAGCATTATTCTTCAATTCTATCACCGTAGCACGAGCAATTGAGCTAGGTATTAGTGAAGAGGCATTACAGAAAATTGAGAATGATAAAGTAAACGCTGCCTGTATGGCAGCATAAAATAAAGGTTATGAACAATATAATTAAAGGCAACAGTCCAATCCCCAAGTATGTGTTAACAGTTGATATCAACATTGGCTATGAAAACATATGGCGTGGTGATGACATTAAAGAGGGTATACACTATAGAGATATCGCAATTAAACATTGGGGCAAAGACGCTGTAGCGCTATTGCCAGCCGAATAACATTATAACAAACACATTACTTACTACCGTGGTACTCCTTACCGCGGTGGTACTTCTGTACGTGGTACTTACTACCTTACCCGTACATACTGATTACATACTTAATGCATAAGTTATGCCGGCGTACCGCCGCATATATATCGCCATAATACCACGCGCGTTGGTATCCATATAGCGTGTATATATGAGGAAAAGGGTGTAGCACAATTTATAACTCGCACACGTATCTACACCCCGGATAATATATACTTATATAATGTATATGTGGATATAACGAAGCCCCCAATTAAGGGGGCTTTTTCCATTTAACGCCAAAATTTTAAAAATAGTAAAATGGCAACCTTCTTATTCCAAAACCTTTTTGGCGTCGAGGAAAATATATACTTATATTATTTACTCTGTTTAAAATACTTTATCAATATAGATGCAGTTCTATAATTAGTCGCCAGTGGTATATCATGGACATCACATAAACGCATTAGCATATTAATATCTACGTCATGTGGGTGTTTATCTAGTGGGTCTCTCATGAATATAACACCAGTAATCTCTTTTCTCACAACCATGGCAGCAATTTCTGCGTCCCCACCTAATGGACCTGAATTTACTGTATCTACATTATCTATCCCCGCATGCTTTACTTTCTTCCCCGTAGTACCTGTTGTTACAATTTGGACATCTTTTCGGTTAAAGAAGGGTAAACGTTTAGATACAAACGCAACCATGTCGGCTTTTTTGTTATCATGTGCTATTAATGCAAACTTCATCTAATATCTACTTAACATATTTGGATCTTGACCCAAGATTTTTAAATTTTGTTTTAATTGTGTTATCTCATTAAACGCATCCGTAACATTTTTATTAAACACTTGGTTCGACTGTTTAATTTTATCCATATTACCATATACAACAGTATCCAATTCTTTTATGCGTTTGTTTATACTACCCAGACTCTCATACTGATCCTTCTCCATATTCGTCTGAATATCTTTAACCAATAATTTCAGACCATCTATTGCATCATCAATATCTGCATTCCTAATAGAGGAGAGATTTGATTGTAATTGATATCGCGCCAGCAATTCCGTATGTGAAGATTTAACCGCACGTAGTAAAATAATACCGTAAACAACACCCACAGTCAATATCCCACTAATAAAATATATTAATTCCATATAACATTAATTTAGCATAAGGGGTGGGACTCGAACCCACGACCTCCTTGACCCGTTTGCTTTTCACGATCGTATCTATTATGCGCTCGGTTTAGCCAAGGTGAGCTACCTACTGCTCCACCCTTTTATTTACATTAATATACGAACCCCAATCAAGGGATCCACACAATTTTATAAAAAATGTATAAATAATTTAGTATATACGGATGTATAGATGTGAATATGTATAAGAGAAAGAGTCGTTTTCCGCCTTTATACTGGACAGCTTAAAGTTGAGTCCCAAAGTGTTCCTGTAGTTGGAGCGTATATTCTTACAAGTGCCGAACTTGTAGCATTATTTTTAGTAAAAGTATATTGGGTACCTCTTGCTGTAATATTAATTCTTGGATAACCATCCGATTCAATTACATTAGGGAATGTTCCACCTGGGGGTAAAGGGTATGTCCCTCCTTCTGGGGCTATTCTTCCTGTTAGTGAGTTATTAAATGTATTTCTATTTGTACCTCCTAAACCATAATTTCCTGATGGGGATATATAACCTGTGTCTATTACAACATTATTATCCCATTGTACCCTCCATCTATCGGGAATAGTAGCTCGTGGATCTGTAGTTAATGTAACCGTTCCTGTTGTGGATCCTAAAATAGATTGTAATACTGTAGGATAATTAGGGCCTCCACTATATGTTGTTTCCACCCCACAAGAATTAGCTTCAGGGGATACATACATATCATAATCTCCTGTTGCTCTTAAATAAGCCCCACTTATAGGAACATCTACACTTGGGATAAATTCAAATGAAGATGTCATAGGAGTATTACTATTTGTATTTAACTCATAAGAAAATATATAAGGAGAAGAAATTAAAGTATTTGAACCTGAAATTGCAATTTTAGTTCCTGAAGCTAAAGGTAAAGTTCCCTGGGGATAAAATCCTTGAGCATCTCTAACAGTTTCAAAGGTAAAATACCCTGATCCTGATAGGTTTTGTGATACCCCAGTTTGGTTTTTAGGTCTATATAATATGAAAGTGTATGTACCACCACTTAACATTGGGTTTTTTAATAAATGGCCTGCTCCTTTAAGTTCGTCTGCTGTATATGGCATTTTTCTATGAATTGATTTGTTATAAATATATAAAAAGAAAACAAAGATAATGCGCCGGAGGTTTGGCTACCCGGGATATCGTTCGTATATTCACCATGTTGTGATAATGAAGTTACAGCACTAAATAAATAAAGGTTATGACAGTTCAAGAAGTTAAAAATTTCAGAGTAGATTTTGAAAATGCAGTTACAGAATTGCAGAAAAAGTATGGTGTTAATATTAGCACAGGTGCTATCCGTTATTCAGATAGTGAATTAAGGTTTAAAGTTACCGCTCGTAAAGGTAAAGTTGCTCCTAAATTAACTAAAGAAGCATTCCAAGTAGGTGATACAGTTAAAATCAACCATAAAAGTGCTATTGGTAAGCAATTTAGAGTTGAAAAAATTATGACTAAAAATGTTAGGGTTACAGAAATTAATCTTCCTAAAGGTCGTATTGGAGGTCAAGTTAGAGTTTCACCAAGTTTATTAGAAAAGCTTTAAAAGTAATGCACGGGAAGCTTGGCTTCCCAGGCAGCCCTTCGTATATTCACGTGTTCGAATGTTTCGAGCTATTAAAATTAATTAAATTAAAATAAAAGTTATGTTAGATTACACAAGTTCAAATTTCAAAAGTTTAGAAGAGTTAAAAGAAATCGCTCCTAGTATTTTTACTACAAAAGGTGCAGAAAGTACTTCAGATAAGTACACACACATTCCTACTGATCGAGTTATTGCAGATATGGAGTTATTAGGTTGGAAAGTTGTTGATGCTAAAGAGGTTAAAGCCCGACAAAATGTTGGTTTCCAGAAGCATTTAGTTGTGTTTAGAAATCCTGATGTTGTTATTAATGGGGAAGATGGTGATACTGTTTACCCACAAGTATTACTTACTAATTCTCATGATGGTAAAAATTCATTTACCTTTACTGCAGGTTTGTTTAGAATGATCTGTGAAAATGGTTTGGTTGTTGCCGATACTAAGTTTGAAGATTTTAAAGTTAAGCATATGGGTTATGATTTTGAAACACTTCAAGATACAATTAAAGAGATTGTTGGTAATCTTGATTTAACTGTTGAATCAATGAATAAGATGAAAGAAACAGAGCTTAATGAAGAGCAAATGTTTAATTTAGCAAAATCATTCCTTGATATGAGAGTTGAAGGTACAAGTAATACATATTCTAAAGATGCAATTCAAGAAGTTTTAGATCCTCAACGTTCAGAAGATATGGGGAATGGATTATGGGAAGTATTTAATCGTGTTCAAGAGAATATTATGGAAGGTAATTTTGAATACCTTACAGTTAAAGGTAAATCTCGTCAAGCTCGAATTATTAAAAATTTCAAGCAAGACCAGGACTTGAATAAGAAAATGTTTAGTAAAGCATTAGAATTTGTAGCATAATGAAAAAGTTAGTTTACATAACCTTAATAAGTTTCTTCTGGGCATGTAGCCCAGAGGAGCTTATTTCACCTTACCCTTGTTTAAGTGGTGATTGTGAATCATTTTTTGAAATTGATCCCTTAGTATCACCTGGTGTATATCAGGATGCTAATGGTTATTTTCATATTGAACATCAAGGTTACAATTACTTTACAATTAAAGGTCAATTAGATGAATTGCACCCTGATTATGTTGTTAATGGAGTACCATTAGTTGAAACATTATTTGATTCGGATTATTGGGTATGGATTGATGGAATTACATTTACAGTTCCGTTATATAGTGTATTAGGTTACTTTACTGGGGGAGGGTTTGTAAATCCTATACCCATTGGTAATCTAACGTATACTATTGAAGATATGGCTAATAATCATCCACCACTTAATATAGCAGGATATTCATATAATCCTAATTCTGATATTCAAAGTTTAGGAACTTATAGTAAATATACCTATGAACCTCAACAACAAATATTTTTTGATAATCAGATGGTTGGTGATACAGCTAAAGTTTTTATTAAAACAGCCTTTAATAGTGATATTGAAATAGAAAAAGAATTTAAAATTATATTCGAATGAGTTTAAGTAAGATTACAGTTGAAAAAGCTAAGCAATTTATCCCATTAAAGGAAAATTATGGGAATACGGATTTAGAATATGCTAGATATTTCACCCTAACACCCAGTGAAAAGGGAGATGGATGGGAAACAGTAACGTATTATACCGATAAAAAATATGGAATATATGCGGATAAGGGTGATGGGGATCAATGGGTATATGTTTTATCTAACCCAACTCAACCTGGGTTGTTAAAAATAGGTTATACTAAAAAACTCCCAGAAGAAAGAGCTAAACAAATATCTTCAGCAACAGGTGTTGCTTTACCATATAAAGTAGAATGGGCATATCAATGTTTTAATGGTGAAATGGTAGAAAGAGAAGTACACCATAAATTAAAGGCACAGCGTGTCAATAGTAGTAAAGAATTTTTTCAAATTAGTTTGGAAGAGGCAAAAGAAACAATTAACTTAATAGGAAGTAAATTTAAATAAAATGACAAAACAAGAAGAATTAGATCAGCAAAAGGCAGAATTAATTAATGATTTATTAGCAACATCTACTGTAATGGAGGAAGTTTGGAGATACCACCCAGAAAACCCAGAAAAAAAAGATGTAATAGAAGAATATAATATCCTAAAACAAATTCAAAAAGATATTGAATCTGAGTTAGCAGATTTAGATAAATAATGTATATTTATAACTAAACGTTATTATGTACATTTATAAAGCAAAATGTGAAAGAGTAGTAGATGGAGATACCATTGATGCTATTATTGATCTTGGTTTTGATACTTGGAAAAAGATAAGAATTAGGTTAGTTGGAATTAATGCGGCAGAATCTAGAACTAGAGATCTTGAGGAAAAAGCAAGAGGACTAGCTGCTAAACAATATGTTAAAGATATTCTAGCCAAACATAATAATGAATTTGTACTACACTCACAAGGTGTTGGAAAATATGGTAGATGTTTAGGTGATATATTCTTGGGAGATGTTAAATTAAATGATTTATTAATTACAGAAGGACATGCTGTAGCTTATTTTGGTGGTAAGAGATGATAGATAAAAACAAAATATTTCAGTTATTCGTAGATGGGAAAGAAATCGATGATGATAAAACTAAAAAAGAAATCAAAGATTTTATGAATGGCCCATTTGCTAAAATTGGGATGTTTGTTAAATTAATTCAAAACCATGAAATATTCCATAAAAAATTAGAAAAATTTCTTAAAAAAGAACAACCTAATTATAATGTAGAATCCACAAAAGAAGCATCTGAGTTTACAGTTTATAATAGAGCATGGGCTTATATAAAAAATATTAGTTTAGATAATCATGATGATGTAAATGCTATTATAAATTTTGATAATAAAGTATTTTATAAGGCATTAGATAGTGCAATTAGATTTTTTGAACAATATGAAGAATATGAAAAATGTGCACATCTCTATAAAATTAAAGAAGTAGTTAAAAGAATTTAAAAAATAACTAGGATAAGCAAAAAATCTCTCGTACATTAGTATTACAGGTTTTGTAAGAAAAGGGAATAAGAAGGGATGGAAATAAAGGTAATAAAAGGGGTTAAGGGATACCCTGTTAAATATATAAGTTATGAGAAATAGACAATTATTATATCGAAAATTAGAAAGTTTAGAACACACATTAATAAATCTCCAACGCATAGTAAACACTCAGGAACCAATTGAATCCTATAGAGCTAATATAATTAAGGCACAAGGGTTAGTTGAAGATGTTAAATCTATGATTGAAAGAGAACCCCGTTCTCCCCAGGAGCAAAATAGTTCAATTATTTAAGGTGAAAAAAATTAACCAATTAATAAGAGCCTTTGGTAATTTACCTGCGATATATGAAGGGGTTAAGAATAAAATTTTTAAACAAGAAGAAATTGAGGAAATAGCTGCTATTAGATGGTCTATATGTCAAAAATGCAAATATTTTGATTTTATAGGCACTAATTGTGCTATACCAGGAACTCAACCTTGTTGTTCTGATTGTGGTTGTAATTTATCATTGAAAGTTAGAGCATTATCTCAAGGTTGTCCTAAAAATAAATGGTTTGCCTTTATGGATAAGCAAACAGAAGAAAAATTAAAAAATAATATAAAATAAGAGTTATGAAATTAACAGCAGAACAAATTCAATCAAATTGGGAAATATTTTTAGATAATATTAAAACACATATCCCAGGAAACCGAGGAGAACAATTAACCAATTTTTATAAACGGTATGAGGAGCGTATTATATTAATGCCCGCTGCTCATAAAAAAGAATACCATTCTGCATTTCCAGGAGGATATGTTGATCATGTTAATAGAGTAGTTCGTTGCGCTTTGAAACAATATGAATTATGGAAAGAAGAAGGTTGTGATGTAACTACATTTACTATTGAAGAATTAGTATTTTCTGCTATTAACCACGATTTAGGTAAAATGGGTGATAAGGATCATGAAGCATATATCCCCCAGACTGATCAATGGAGACGTGATAAGTTAGGTGAGGATTATATGTTTAATAAAGCATTACCATTTTCATCCGTTCCAGATCGTGGATTATTTCTACTCCAACAACATGATATTAAATATACTTTTAATGAAATGATTGCTATCCAGACACATGATGGTTTATATGATGCAGCAAATGAGAAATATTTAAAATCATTTATGCCAGAACAAAAACCTCGCACATCACTCCCATTTATTTTACATCAAGCAGATATGATGGCGGCGCGTATTGAATTTGAAATTGAATGGCTTCCAAAGTTTTATAAAGATAGCGTGGAACCCCAAAAGAAAAATTATACATTGAAGTCCAAGACAACTGCTAAATCCAAAGCACTTAACACTATAGCAAGTCCAGGATTAAAAAGTATGTTAGATAGTTTATGATATTAGAAATTATTACATTAATATTAGGTTTATTAGTCGTTATCTTTGGATATACGACTTTCAACCTTTTACGCAAAAATGAAAAATCAGAAGATATTATAGTTTCTCAACAAAAATTCATCAATAAAGTAGATGAACAGGTTACCTTTTCAGAAAAAAGATTAGAACAAATTGATAAAAAAGGTATGTTTAAAAGTGATGATGAAATAGGTTGGTTTTTTAATGAAATAAAGGTTTTACAAAAAGGTTTATCTCAATTTAAAACTAACTCTTAAATAATGGTAAGAAAAAGAAGAAAAAAAAGTAAAAATTATTTTACTCAAGATACAGAAAATGCTATAGTGTTATATAATAATACTAAAGATTCTGAAATTAGATCTAAAATATATGAACGTGAAATCCATTTCGCGTTTTTTAAACTTACACAAAATATAATTCATACATTTAAATTTTATCATACTGAAGTAGAAAATCTAGAACATTTACAACATGAAATAATTACATTTCTTTTATCCAAAATACATTTATTTGACCCAAGTAGGGGGGCAAAAGCATATTCATACTTTGGTACTATAGTAAAACGTTGGTTAATTTTGTATAATACTAAAAATTATAAAAAGAAAATTAATAAAGTTGGAGTAGAAGTATTAACAAGTGAAAATTCTACTCACACCTATTCCCAAGGAGATGAAAAAGTAAAAAGTGATTTAGACAAATATGTAGATATCTTTGTGGACCATGTTTCAGAAAATATATTTGAATTATTTCCAAAGAAAAATGACGCTCAAATAGCTGATGCTATTTTAGAATTATTTCGTAAAAGAGAGGATTTAGAAGTATTTAATAAAAAAGCACTTTACATTTATATTAGAGAAATGGTAGATGTTAAAACCCCAAAGATTACTAAAATAGCTGATAAACTTCATGGCATATTTAAGGAACAATATATTTTTTATTTAGAAAACGGTTACGCTAGATTCTAACCCCTTCCTATATCCATATTTATAATAAAATAACATTATGGGATCATTAGATAATATTGTATTTAAGAAAAAAAAGTTTTCGGATATCCTAAGCGAAATTTACGATAATCAAAAGAAAAAAGAAACCCAAATCACAGGTTTAATCTCAGAATTAAAACCACTTATAAATGATATTGGTGATGCTACTTTAATTGTTCCACTTATTAAAGAATATATGGAAATTGGTGTACGTAACGATGAACAATTAATTAAGATGGCTACTATAGTACAACGTGCGCTTAATAATAGTGGTGGTGAAGAATCTATGGGTATAACGGAAGAAGAAAAACAACAATTAATGGAGGAATTAGATAAACTTAATACTAATTTCGAAGAGAAAAAAGATGGCGCATAAATATGGATTTGCTTCAGTTAACTCTCAATTAAATTCTGGGAGAGATAACCAATCTGTTGTACAACAACAAATTAATGCTCTAGCATCTAATATGATATCTGCTAGAGTAACTGATATTATATTAGATGACCAACATCCTGAATTTGAAAATAATGGTCAATGGGGAGGGGTTGGGACTATATTTTTTGAAGCAGTAGAAGGCTCCCCTAGCTTATCCTCAGATATACCTACAATTGCTACTCCTTTAATTCCTTATTTAAAAAATTATCCTTTAGTTAATGAATTAGTTTTACTATTTTTTGTTCCTAATAATAGTGTAAATTTAAATAGTAATACTAAACAATATTTTTATATTAATCCAATATCTATTTGGAATCATCCTCATTTAAATGCTTATCCTAATTTACAATCATCTGGGCAAGTTCAACCTTCACAACAAAAAAGTTATCAAGCAATAGAACAGGGTCAAACTAGGAAATCTTCGAATGAAGAAATAGAATACTCTTATAATTCCCCTTTAGTAGGTGGAACCTTTATTGAAAGATCAAATATTCATTCTTTATTAGCTTTTGCTGGGGACATTATTACAGAAGGTAGATGGGGTAATAGTATTAGACTAGGTAGTACTGCAAAAACTGATAGTATTTTATATGGTAATAATTGGTCTGATACCGGAGAAGATGGCAACCCCATTACAATAATAAGAAATGGACAACCAGATGATTCTAGTGAAGAAGGATATTTACCTATAGTTGAAAATATTAATAAAGATTTATCATCAATTTACTTAACATCTAATCAAACTATACCCTTAAATACTGAAATTACTAATAATCCTACAATAAAAAATAATATACCTGAATCTATTGGTTCATATGAAGGAAGTCAAGTATTAATAAATTCAAATAGGTTAGTTTTTAATACTAAAGCAGATAGTATTATACTAAATTCTCAAAGTACTATATCATTAACTTCAATTAATACAGTAGGTATTTATTCTCAAGAAGGGGATATAGTATTACAATCAGCAAAAAATAATGTTAGATTAGGGGATTCTAATGCAAGTCAATCTCTGGTTTTAGGGGATACTTTTATGGATGATTTTGAAAAATTACTTAAAAAAATCCAATCAATGTGTCAACTTATGCAGGGGGAACCAAAATTATACCTATCAACGGGTGCTGCGGGTTCAGTAAAAACCCAAGCATCTTTTATGTTAAATAATATTAAGAATTATAAATCAAAAATTGTAAAATCTATATAAGATGGGAGAGGAACAAATTTTACAGTTAGCCCAAAATGCACTAAAAACCTCAGCTGGTAAATCTTTATTAGGAGATTCACTTAATATTACTGACATAACAAATAGAATTCAAGAACTTTCTTCTAAATATAATATTGATCTTTCTTCTTTAGAAAATATCTCAACCGAAAAAATTAATTTTACTTTAGGTTCAAATTTAACTCGTGATCAAAGAAGAGAAAAAAGAAGACAAAAAAGATTAACATCACGGGAAAGATTACAAGAAAAATTAGATGAAGCAAAAATAACTGGAGTTTCTTCTACTCAAAAAGTTAAAGCTGAGATTGCTCTTTTAAAAGAAAAATTAAAAAGTCAAATTCCTATTCTTCAAGAATATACTATAACTGGAAGATTGCAAGATAAAAATACTAATACCCCATTAAGTGGGGCAAAGGTAACTCTAGGAGTAAATGCTGACGTTATAAAAGAACAACCTTCATCAAATCCACTTAATGTAGATTCTAATCTTCTTCCTTCTAGTAATCCTATAGATTTAAATGATTTAGTATTTATCCCAATTCCGGGTCAAGGTACTCGAACAGATAAAAAAGGAAATTTTTCAATAAAAGTTAAAGTACCTATTATTCCTGAAAATCAAAAAACACCTATTAATCTAGGATTACTTTATTCCAAAAGTGGTTATCTACCAGGAACTCAAATTATTATAAATGGGGATAAAACAATAAAAACTGATCTTTCTTTAACAAGTTTAATTAACTTAAAAGAATCAGCAGAAAAAATATCTCAACAATATAGTGATGCTATTGATTTAGCACAATCTGCAGTTAAGGCTTTAGCAATGGATTTATTTGATAAAATTATATCTGCTAAAAAATTTAGTATTGCAAAAGTAGTAGATGCTATTAAAACAAAACTCCTTCCTTTAGTTGTAGGTTTATTAATACAATTTGGAATATCTAAAATAACTCAAGCAAATAGAAAAACTTGCCCAACTCCTGAAGCTTTAAGAGACATAGTTAGAACTAGAAATAGAACAGTTAGACAATTAAACCAGATGTTTGCTATGATTGCAGCTAACACTGCATTAGCCGTAGCTTTTGCTGCTTTATCCCAAGTATTAAAAGGAATTAGATTATCAATGGATGCAATTCCTGCACCACAAGCTATTGGTACCCCTCCAGCAAAAGATTTTGGTGGTTTAATTTCTGCTTTACCCTATTCTTTTTCAGCAAAACTCCAACATATTAATGATGAATTAGAAAAATTAGAAGAACAATATAAAGGTTTAAATAGAGCTACTTTAACATCTCTTATATTTTTAATAGCGGGAGCAGCAACTGCCGTTATAATTTTACAAGCCATTGATAAAATGGCTCAAGAATGTGCTGAAGAAAGTGGGGTTGATGATTTAGAATTGACAGCTATTAATCAAGAATTATTAGATTTAGCTGAAGAACAAGCAGAAGATGGCAATCCTATTTTAAAAAATGTTAATGGGTTTGTCTTAAGTGTAGAAACAGATAATAAAAATCCTGTAGGAACATTAAAACGTAGATTTGCAGTTGCAAAAGATACTAGAGGAATTACCCTATTAAAGGGTGAACCTTCATTTAGTTCAAGTGATCAAATTTTGATTGATGAACTTGTATTTTATATACAACAAAATGATTTAAAAGCTAACTAGTTTAATATTTATAATAAATCAATACAATATGAAATTAAGTCAATTAAAAACCATTGTAAAAGATGCAGTAAAAGAGGCAATCCAAGAAGAAATGAAAGATATTCTTCTTGAAGCGGTTCGTGTTCCTAAAACAAGTGTACAACCTATAGTACAAGAAAAAGTAACACCTCAACCCCTTCCACAAGCTGATAAAGCTCAATTAAGAGAAAACATGATGAGTGTTTTAGGTGGAATGATGCCCGGAGCTAATGGAACATTAAATGCTACATCAAAAGATGTACCTTTAAAAATGACTGGTCCTGTAGATACAACTTCTCCTAATGGCAGTTTACCACAAGGGAATGTTAGTATGGATCAAATAATGGGTTTAATGAATAGCAAAGGATAATAATTATGGCATTTGGAGCAAGAAGAGTATATCCTAACGATTTACGCCCTAGAGTAGCTATTGGTGTTAACTTACCTTTTAGCAACCCGGGGGTATTCCAACCTAATTATCAAACTAAAGATGCTATTAAAAATAATTTAATTAACTATTTTTTAACTAACCCTGGAGAAAGAATTGAAAATCCTTTATTTGGGGCTGGTTTAAGAAAATATATTTTTACTCAAATAGAAACTGGTAATCTAGATTTTATAAAAGAAGATGTTCAAACTAAACTTAATGAAAATTTTTCTAATATAAATGTTGAAGAAGTAGAAGTATTAAGAAGCATTGATGTAAATACAATCCAAATAAAAATAACATATAACATTCCTAACACAGGTATAAATGATACTTTAGAATTAAACTTTAGATAATGGCATTATTAAATAAAGATATAACATATATTAATAAGGACTTTAATGATATTAGAGCTCAACTTATTAATTTTTCACAAACTTATTTCCCAAATACTTATACAGATTTTAGTCCTGCTTCTCCTGGGATGATGTTTATGGAACAAGCTGCTTATGTAAGTGACGTATTATCTTTTTATTTAGATAATCAAATCCAAGAAACATACTTACAGTATGCTAGACAATTTGATAATTTATATGATTTGGCCTATATGTTTAGTTATAAACCTAAAGCAACTGGATTATCCTCAGTAGATCTTGATTTTTATCAACAAGTCCCTTCTAAAGTAGAAGGGGTAACCATAATCCCAGATTATGATTATAGTATAATAGTAAATGAAAATACTACAACAACTACTCAAAATGGTTCTTCATTTGTTATAAATGAGGCAATTGATTTTTCTATTTCTTCTTCTTCAGACCCTACAGAAGTATCCATTTCTCAGATATCAGGAGGAGAACCAACATATTATTTACTTAAGAAAACACGTAAAGCATCTTCAGGGATAATTCAAACATTAGATTATACTATTGGAGCATATCAACAATTTCCAACCATAGAAATTAATGCTAGTAATATTGGTGGTATAATCGATATTTTTGATAGTGATGGTAATCAATATTATGAAGTAGATTATTTAGGACAAGATTTAGTGTATGATAATATTGAAAATACTAATACTAATGACCCAAATAATTATCAAAATGGAGATGCTCCTTATATATTAAGAACTAAATCAACAAATAGAAGATTTGTTACTAGATTTTTAAATGAAACAACCTTACAAATCCAATTTGGTTCAGGTAATGCATTACAAATAGATGAACAAGTTACTCCAAATCCCGATAACGTAGGACTTGGGTTACCCTTTGGTCAAAGTAAATTAACAACTGCTTATTCACCAACTAATTTTGTATTTACAAATACTTATGGAACAGCTCCAAGTAATACTACTCTAACAGTAAGGTATTTAACAGGAGGAGGAGTAAGGTCAAATGTAGAAGCAAATTCAATTAATACCCTTAATACGAATAATAGTTTATTTAAAAATTCAAATTTAAATAATACTTCAATTGCTCAATTTGTTTTTAACTCTTTAGCAGTTAATAACCCAACAGCAGCATCAGGGGGAAGTGATGGTGATACTATTGAAGAAATTAGACAAAATTCATTATCTAATTTTAACACTCAACAAAGAAATGTTACAGCAGATGATTATTTAGTTAGAGCTTTAAGTATGCCTTCAAAATATGGAGATATTGCTAAAGCATATACAACAAAACCTAGTGTAAAAGATCCTGATACTATTTTAGATTTATATGTATTAGCTTATGATACAAATAGTAAATTAGTGATATCTTCTGATACTATAAAAAGTAATTTACAAACTTACCTTAATCAATATAGAATGATAGGGGATACTGTTAATATAAAAAATGCTTTTATTATTAATATAAGTTGTGACTTTGAAATAGTAACATTACCTAACTTTAATAATAGTGATGTGTTAGCTAGATGTATAACAGCTTTACAAGGATATTTTAATATAAATAATTGGCAGATAAACCAACCAATTATAATTTCAGAAATTTCAGTATTATTAGATAATATACCTGGAGTTCAGACTGTTCAAAGTATATTAATTTCTAATAAAGCAGGTACAAATAGTGGGTATTCTCAATATGCATATGATATTAAAGGGGCTACTCAAAGTGGTATTATATACCCTTCTTTAGACCCTAGTATATTTGAAATAAAATACCCACAAACTGATATTAAAGGTAAAGTTATATCATTAGGAACAGGAACATTTAATTCAATAGGGGGGTATTAAAATAAAAAATTATGGCAGTATATAAATTATTTCCTTTACAAGACGCTACAATATATTCATTTTATCCTTATATGAATACAGGGATAGATCCTATAATTGAAGTTGGAAATTTAAATGTAAACATTAACCCACTTCCTCAAGTATTTAGGTATTTAGTTGAATTTGACCAAAATGAAATTAATAGTATTGTTAATCATAGAGTAGGAGGTACTCAATTTTCTAGTAGTTTAAAATGTTTTATAGCTAATGCTCAAGGAGTTGATTTTAATACCAATTTAGAAATATATCCTGTATCAGGTTCATGGAATAATGGAACAGGAACTTACCTAGATTCTCCAGCAACAGTTAATGGAGTAAGTTGGACAGCAAGAACATTTTCTGGATCCGTCGGTACTGGAGCAGCATATTGGGATTTGGCAAGTTGGGGACCTTATGTAACAGCTTCATGGTCAGGGAGCCAAAATCAAGGTGGCGCTACTTGGTATACAGGATCAAATGATCCTTATAATACTAATTTAGAAGTAACACAATCTTTTACTTTAAGATCCCAAAAAGATTTAAACGCTCCAGTTACAGATATTGTTAAAGTATGGTATTCCAGTTCAAATAATATAGGAAATTATCTTGACATAGAAAATAATGGATTTATAGTAAAATGGGAAAACCCATTAGAATTCAATACAGCTGATGCTGTACAACCAATTATGCAATTCTACTCAGTAGATACAAATACTATATACCCACCATGCTTAGAAATAAAATGGGATGACCAAATATTTGAAACAGGCAGTTTACCTCCAATACAAACAACAGATTTATTTGTTGCCTTAGATAGTAACCCAGGAATATTTTATAGTGAAAGTATAAATAGGTTTAGATTAAATGTTAGACCTGATTTTCCAACTAGAACGTTTTTAACTTCATCTTTAGATACTCAAAATCATTATTTACCTAATAATTCACTTTATTCTGTTAAAGATCTAGATACAAATGAAACATTGATTGAATTTGATCCCGAATTTACAAAGATAAGTTGTGATAACCAAAGTAATTATTTTGATATTTATATGAATGGGTTACAACCAGAAAGATATTATAAAATTTTAATTCAAACAACTATTAGTGGTAGTACAATAGTAAAAGATGATAATTATTATTTTAAAGTTATTAATAGATAATGGGAGAAGAAAGATTAGATTTAATTAAAGATGTCTTTAACAAAGCAGAATATATTAAGACTATTGATACTAGTTTTAATGAATTAGGTGTTGCTTCAATAACAGAAGATCAACAAGTTCAACCAACTGTTGAAGAATTCTTTGGATTATACAACTCTCTTTTTTATGATATACCGGCTCTAGGTGAAACTAATTCACATGAATATTTAGTTAAAACTAGTGGTGAGTATATTAATTTTAATGAAGTAAATGAAGAAATTGAAGCTTTACAAGCAGAAATCGCTCAATTAAGAAGTGATCTCCTATCAGCCCAAATGCAAAGTATAAGAACAGAAGCAAAAATTGTAGATGATTCTCAAACTAATGAAGCATTAGCTGTTTTTGAAGATGAACTTAAAAAGGCAAATGAAAATTTAATACAAACTAATACTACTCTTTCTGAGAATACTAATGCTTCACAAAATACTCCATCTGATTCTGAAGGAGATTCAAGTATTAGTAATTTAAGTGGAGGAACTTCATCAGGTGGTGGAGGGGGATATTAATAAAAATATATGGCTCAAGATATAACAATTCAACTATTAGATCCAAACACATTTGAATACCAAACCTATTCAAATTCAGACTCCGAACTGATTATCCAGTCACAGTTAGATACGGTATTTTCACAAGGTACAGATTATATTGAATATTATGTTTATGACCAAAACCAAAATTTAATATACCCAGGGACAACTATCCCTTTAGTAGGATATGATATTAGAGATGGGGATGTAATTTTAGACCCACAAAAAGACCTAGAAAATTCAGGGTATGATTTAGGTACATATAATATTTTATATAATTTTTATAGAAAAAGATTATCATCGGATTTATCTCAAAAATATTTTATATCTAATATATCTTCTGATAGAACCGAAATTAGATTAGATAGTAATGTTATTAATAATGATTTAATAATATCTTCATCTAATTCTTTTATCCAATACAGAGAAACAGCTGATTATTTTGTTGACTTTTACTTAAACTTTGGTAATAATCAAACAGTAATTGCCAATAACATTAAGTTAGAAACAGAAGAAGGAATAGATCCTACAATTTTAATTAAGTTGTATGAACCCTTACCTTCTAATTTTAATATTAAAGATGAATTGTGGGTAGTTGAAGAATTATCTTTACCCCAAGCTTATGAATTAAATTTTCCATTTGTACCTATTGTAGAAGATGATTTTACTTATATAGCGGGTCCAAATTATAATTTAAATGTTACCCAAGAAACTTCAACTGGTGGTGAATCTTTTTCCTTTAATACTTTATTACAATCTGATGTAACAAGTTCGATTAATCAAATCAAAAATCTTTTAAACCAAAAAGAAATTGATATAAATGTTAATTATGAAAATTATTCAAATTTTGTACATTTTAGTTCTGCTAAAATTCGTTTAGAAAATTTTTATTACAAAGTAGGATTAATTGAATCAGCTAGTAACCAAATTTCAGGTTTTTTAAATGAAATAAATAGTGGTACTATTAATACTGTATCTTATAGTTCAAGTAAAGCCCAATTAACAAGTCGAATTGATAATGTTATAAAAAACTTTGATGGTTATGAATCGTTTCTATATTTTAATAGTGGATCTCAGTTTTCATATCCTAAACAAAATACAGAACCCCCTTTTGTACTATATTCAACAGGAAGTACTGAAGTTTTAGAATGGATAGGTAATGCAACAGTAGGAGCCCCTTATTATGGAGGACAAGCACTATCAGCTTCTAATTATGACCAAGATAATAAAAATTGGCTATATTGGTCTATCCCAGAATATTTAAGAGATGACCCCGCAAATGAAGGATATGAATTGTTTGTTGATATGGTTGCCCAATATTATGATAATGTTTGGGTTTATACAAAAGATATTTCAAATAAATTTGATGCAGATAATCGTTTAGAATATGGTATTGCTAAAGATTTAGTAGCAGATGCTATTAGAGATTTTGGTGTAAAATTATATGCTAGTAATTTTAATACGAACGACTTATTTACAGCCTTTTTAGGATTAACTCCTTCGGGCAGCACATTCCCATTCCCCGAAATAACTGGTTCAGTTGTAGATGGAAATGGTGATTTAGCTATACCTTCTGGGTATGAGTACGTAAATACTCAAATATCTTCTTCAAATGATATAGTCCCATTAAATGATGTTCAAAAACAATTATATAAACGAATTTACCATAACATACCATATTTACTTAAAACTAAAGGTACAGTAGCTGGTATAAGAGCATTAATTACTTCTTATGGAATACCAGATACTATTTTAAGAATTAGTGAATTTGGGGGTAAAGATAGAAATGAATCTCAAGATTGGGATCTAAAACAAAATGTATTTAATTATGCATTTGATACAGGAGAAAATGCAACTAAGTATTTAACTTCTTCATTTACTCCTAATAATGATTTTATCCCACAAACAACTGGGCAAGCAGGATACTCCCCAGGTACAGTTCAATTTAGATTTAAATCTGCTCCTATACCAACAGGTCCAAATAATCAACCATCCCCCGATATTAGAGATAATCAACTTTTATGGGTAAGTGATAGATCTACAAATTCTTTTAACTCATTAGGGGCGGCTGTTGTTTTAGAATATACTGGATCAGGGTTTACAACAGGTTCTTATTCAGGGTCTATAGCTAGTCCTTATGATACTTGGGGTACTTTAAAATTTTACCCAGATTTAGCATACAATTCTGATGTAACTTGTAGTGTATTTGCCCCTTTCTTTAATGAAGATTGGTGGTCAATACAACTTACTTATACTGGGAGTGGAATAGGTGGAGCTAGTTCAACTGTTTCAGCATCTTTATTTGCTGCTAATAAAATTGATGGTAAAGTTGGATTTAGTGGGTCAGAAACAAAAATTGCTTTAGATAGTAGATCATGGGAAAGATCAGATTTTGCAGCTTTAAATTTATCAGTAAATAGAACCATTAATAGTACAGTATACCAACCTTTTTCGGGATCATTCCAAGAATATAGAATGTTTGCCCCAAATGTTATGGTTAGCGAAAGTAAATTCTTTGATTATACTTTAAACCCTTATTCTGCTGAAGGCAATACAGTTAATAGTACACCTGATGAATTAATGTTTAGAGCTGCTTTGGGTAGTCAATTAAGTAGAGACCGTACCCTTCTTGGTATACCTAATATAGCACCAACATCTATTCACCCTAGAGTAACAGGATCAGCAGTACAGATTACACAATCATTTAGTAATGGTACTAGTGATTATTTTATTCAATTACCACAATCTAAAGGTGAAAAATTATATGTAGAAAATAAAGAATTTATATACCAAGATCAAGTACCAGCAGGTATAAAAAATAGAATTACAAATAAAATACAAACTGAAAATTTAATTTTAGCTGAAGCACCTTATGGTTTCCAAACACCAACTTCATCTGAAGCTACAATTTCTAATACAAATAGTGATGTTATATCTCCAATAGAGTCTATTCAACAACATTCCTTTGTAAGCCAAAGTTATACCCCAAATGTAAATTATTTAGAAGTAGCATTTTCACCATCAAACCAAATAAACGATGACATTAATGCACAATTAGGATATTTTAACTTAGGAGATTATATAGGAGATCCAAGATTTATATCTTCATCATTAGATTCATACCCAGATTTAGATAGATTAAGAGATGCATATTTTGAAAAATATATTCGAGGGTATGATATAGTTGATTTTATTAGATTAATTAAATTCTTTGATAATTCATTATTTAAAATGATCAAAGACTTTACCCCAGCTAGAACAAGTTTAGCTTCTGGTGTAGTAGTAAAACAACACATATTAGAAAGAAACAGACAAAGACCTGCACAAGTAACATCATCATTACATGATTATGAAGGTTTAGTAGTTAATTTACCTAAAAACTATAGCTCAGGATCGTCAGATTTTCCCCAATACTCAACTCAAGGTTCTGCTTTATATAAATTTAGTGGAGGTACTGGTGGATCATTTGAAAGATTTAACGGATTAAATACTTCTCCTTCAGCATCTGTATTTGGGTTATCTAATAGATTCTTTTTAACACAAAGTTGGAGTCAATCTTTTTCATCATCAGTAATTAATAGTATTAATTTTAACCAAAGTAGTTCTCAATATATAAGTGCAAGTGGGGGTGAAGGAAAATATCCTGGTTCATCTGTACTTATTAAAAGTAACCAATCAGAATTTTATGATGGTATTTTTAGTGGTTCTTATATACCAGTTGAAGATGGTATTTTAAATCCGGATTGTGGTCCTTATCTTTCAGTAGCAGATACAAATATTAGATATAACCCTATATTTTATGGGTTTGATAATGTATTACAAGGAGCAACAGACCTTGCAGATTTTTCTAATAATACTAATTCCCCATTACCGGGGGATGCTTGGATAGCTTCCCAAATCTTCACAGAATTAGAAGGTCTTAATGAAAGTCGAGTTGTACTTATAAAACTTTCTAATGTTGATTTAGGTGGAAATTTAGTTGGGGATTATATATTCCCTGGTACAAAAATTGAAATAATATTCCCAGATTCTAATTTACCAAATAGTAGAGTAGCTTCAGAATATTTTGTAATAGGAGTTACTAGTAATGCTGGAAATACAATTTTAACTATTAACCCATTTGGTGGGGATGCTAATATAACAGGATCTATTAATGGAGGATCAGAAGATTGGACTGTTGTAGAAGCTAGAGGTAATTATAAAATTCAATCAACAATTGATGCTAATTCACAAAATTCATTTAAGAATAATCAATTAAATTCTCAAAACCAAACTATTTTCTTTTGGGGGGATGAAAATGGTAACCCAATTCTAAATAACCCTACAACAGATGTATTAAATCAATTTAATACAGGTTCGTCTAATATTACTACTAATGCTGTTTTAGATGGTACAGGAGATTATTTTAATCATGGGTCATTTAATATAGACAGAACCCCAAATATACCTTTATTTTTCTCTCTTTCTTTTGCATATAGTGCTTCAGGGTTAGAAGACCCAGGTCAATATTTTACACAAAGTGGAGTATATCATAGTGCGAGTAATAATACGGGTCATGTTGAACCCCAAGGTTTTTTCTTAAGTCCTTTACAATTTCCTGCCAATACAGCATCATACGAACCATCTCCTTATATAACTGAAGGATTATCTCCTGTATATTATACAAATTACAATGATTTAATTCCCGGAGGTTCAGCATCATGGTGGGATAGCTCTACTGCCCCAAAACCAGATACAACAGATTTAGCAGGCCACCCTCAGATGATATTTGCAGGAACTTCTTCATTAGATTGGTATTTTCCTAGTATAAATTTCCAATATAGAGCACAACCACCTAGCGTTATAACCCCTACAGATGTATCATTTAATAGTCTTGGAAGTAATGACGCGTGGGTATTTAATACTTTTTCCCCATACGGCTCAACCAGTATCAATACAAGTCGTAAAGATACAGATGGTACTGTAGGAGTCAAATGGGATTGGTTAAGAACATTAACTACAAATACATGGGCTATTTATTATCAAATATTAGATCCTCAATATATGCAAGTTACAGGCATGAGGGCTCTTTATATGTATGATCTTGTAGCACCAACAGGAACAAATATTTCTGCAAGTTGTTATGCAACTGCTACTTGTGATGGATCCGGGGGTAATGGTATTAATCCAAATTTAGGAGGTTTAAATACTCAATTAACTGATTTAGCAAATTTTAATAATACAGTATCAACAACCCAAGGAACTTTTACTCAAGGATATGAAAGAAATCTTTTAATTTCAACATCTGATCCCATTATCGCAAATGGTACTGGAGGTAGATATGTAGTAGAAGATGGAAGTACAGGTGTATGGAGATTTACAGGTAGTATGAATAATAATTTTGCGGCCTCACAAAATACCCTAGGCCAATACACATTTGCAGTTCAGCCTTGGGATTCAATTAATTGTTATAAACCTATAGTAAAAGGGACAAATTTTCCTAGTAATTTAGTTGATTATCAAATAAAAAATATGAGGGTAGTTCTAAGATGGACAGTAAGTAATACACAAGCCCCATCCCAAGTTATCACTTTTTGTACTGATAGTGTTCCTGGATTTGGTAATAAAAATCCAAATAATCCGCTGACAAACGCTAACCCTCTTATATCTGGATTCCAGGGTACAGGAACGTTAGTAAATCCTACTATTACAACAAATACTGTAAATTTAGGGACTAGTGTATTTGGAAATGGGGCAGTATCTGTAGATGCACAACTAATAAGAAAAAGTGGTAGTTATGATCCTAGTTCCTTAGTTCAACCTGAAACTATAGTAACCCAATCTGCAAGAATAAGTATACATCTTCCTCCTGGTCAAGGTTCGACTTGGTTAAACGTAAATGGTACGTTTAATGATAGTCCATTTTTAAACATTAAACATGATTTTGATCAAGGTGCTTTTATAGATAAAGGTTCTACACGTAATGATGAAGGAGATATTTATTATATAAAATATAAATTTTCAAAATATCTCCCTCAAAATACACCTGCACGAGGAGTACAACCCGAAATAAGATTTATAGGTGCACCTAATCCCCTCAACACAGATGAAAAATTAATTATATCTCAATCTGTACTAAATACAGTAACTCCATTAGAACTTACAGGATCTGTAGGTGTATTCCAGGGTAAAGCTAATGATAATTCTGCTTTAGGCCCTCCAATTTTCCAAGAATTATTTTTAGAAACAGATGATACTGAATCAATTGGTAGAGTTTCAATAACAGGTTCATTAAACTTATTTAACCAAAGTTACAATTTAAATGATGCTTTTAGAGTTAATCTTAATGTTAATAAAAATCCTCAATTTGGTTTAGATATTACAGAATATTCTATGAGTATTTACAATAGTAGTTCTATATGGTCTCCTTTTAACGATACCTCAAAAATGTCTAATGCTAATTTAAATCTAGAACCAGGGAATTATAGAGTACCTGCAGTTACTGATTTTATAGTAGAAACTTTTTATGGAAATGGAGTATTACCTTTCCAATTTGCTGTAGATTGTCAACCACTATTAAATAATTATAATACTCAAAGACCAAATCCTTATCTAGAAGATGTAGATTATAATTACCAATCAACTACGTTATTCTATTCTAGTTCTTTAGCTCCTGTAAATATTAAACAAATTATTAGTGGTAGTGCAACTAGAGCAACAGTTCCTGTTTCAAACTATACTCAATTTGCTTCTATATTAAATAAATATAATGGATCAAAATCCACAAGTAGAGAATTAAATGTTTGGAACATTGGAGATACAGGAACATTTGGTAAATTACCAACTATAGAATTAAGAGATGCTTATTTTGGGTATTTTAATGATTTAGATGACCCTTACCCGAATATTAATGGATTAACAAGAGTTAATTTAAATTATTTAATTGATGAACAAGGTAATGCTTTACCCCCTTCATTAAACGAATTAAGTATAGATACATTTGAAGCAGTTTTCCCAAATAGTACTTTAGGAAAAATAGCAGCTAAAAGTGGGGAAAGTAAATATAAAACTTTAGGAACTCCTTCAAGTATAGAAAGAACAATGCAATATGTTTCTCCAATTCTATACACACAAAATTCATCAAATAATTATTCTAACCTTATTCCTCTATCAGGTTCAGGTTATATATCTCAATATGATAATGGTGACGAAAATGATGTATTATTTACTCGATTTACAGCAAGAGGTACTGCTAGTATTGATACTTCATCCCCACAACAATATGTTGATTATTATTTAAACCCATCAGAAGATATAACGTATAGTACACAAAATGATTTTGATCCTTATTATTTGGATCCAACAAGAGGCCCGGCTGTATATTACACAGCATCAACTAATATAAATCCATATATTATTGCTAACCAAGATTTGCCATCTTCACAGATTGTGTCTCTTCAATCATCATTTGTAACATCTTTTGTTAGTGAAACAAGATATGTAAGAGATGAACTCAGATTTGAATTACATATGTACAGTAGTGGATCTTTTGAAGGTTCTGAATGGCAGGGAGAAGAGGAAAGACCATTTAATCTAGAAGATATAGAATGTAAAGTTTATACAGATGATGGTAGAGTAAAAAATATTGGTAGCGTATTAGGATATGGGTGGTTTGATATGACTAATATAATAAAATATGTAACTGTAAGAAGAAGAGGTACAATTGCAGATTATCTTAAAAGATGGAGATTTAAAAGATGGATATATTCTAAAGTACCAGTTCCTACAGGTGGAATTAAATGTACGGTTGATTGGGAAATGTATGAAACTTTATATGATTTAGGATTATGGAGAAGTAGTTTATACGAAGTTAAAGCATTAGAATGGATTATTACTGCTAATAGTGGAAAATATACAATTAAAGGTGATGATTTAATTAACTGGAGAATTAAAGGTGGCTTTAAACCTGCTAAAAGCGGTTATAGACAAGGTTACTTCTTCCCACTTGATTATGAAGGATCTTATACCGCTATTAGTTTACAAGGTCAGGGGGCTAATGATTATTTAATGTCCGAAATTAATACTGCAGAAGCTCCATTCTGGGATTTTGGTTTACCAACTAATGATTCATTATATAATGGCTTTGACCAAACTGTACTTGTAATGATGTCCCCTAATATAAATGAAGCATATGGTACAGATTTCCGTCAAGGTGATTTGCCTTATTTCCCTGGACAATCTGATTATTTCCCAGGAGGAGTAGAACCAGCAAATACTGCTTTTGATCCTATTGAAAGTACAATCTTATTACAAGAGGGGGATGAAATTAGATTTAATAATAATGAAAATTATACTTATAAAATTATAAAGGTATTTTCTCCACAAGAAAATATTGTTAATGGTACAGCTAGACTAAAAATAATATTAAATGGACCAGTAGATAGATCTATAAATAAAGATTTCTTTCTAGTAAGAAGACCAGTTGTTAATCCTAATTCATTATATTTGGATCTTCCGTTCCCTTATGAATCTTTAGCAAGTTCAAGTATATCTCAGATTATACAACCGACATCATCATTTGCTTTAACAGAATCATTTTTTACACCTGATGCTAGTGAAGATGGTTTTTATACTGCTTCATTAAGTAGTTTGGAAGTAGCAACTACTCCTGGTATATTATATCCGGATTTTCCTACAGATTATTTAGTTCAAAGTGCATCTATGATAGTAAATGATTTAATTTCCAAAGGAATAATAGAATCTTAACAGAATACATATTTATAACATATAACAATATTTATATAAAAACAATACAATGGGATATTTAAATAACGCAGTAATTACAGTTGATGCTATATTAACTACAAAAGGAAGAGAAGCATTATCTCGTAATGATGGTTCATTCCAAATAACACAATTTGCACTTGCAGATGATGAAATTGATTATACATTATATAATCCAAATCATCCATCTGGATCTGCATATTATGGTGAAGCTATTGATAACATGCCTTTATTAGAAGCATTTCCAAGTGAATTGCAGATAATGAAGTATAAATTGACTACATTACCAAGAGGTACAGCTAAATTACCTGTACTAGATTTAGGTTATGCTGCAATTACAATGAAACAAGGAGCTCAATTATCAGTTACACCACAAACCTTAAATTATTTAGGTAATGAGCAAACATTTGAAACAAGTGGGTATAGTGCAACTATTGGTGATGTAAGATTATTAAGTACATTTACAGGTCAAGGAATACAATCTGAAGCTTCTATTGCAGCTAATCAAAATGCTACTCAAACTATTGGTACTAGTGTTTCTAAAACTGTAATAGGTACTCAAATTAATTTAACATCAACAACAGTTAATACTTTATTTGGTTCAAATTCTCAATTAAGAACAACATTAACAGTAACAGGATTAGATAGTGGCGCTAGATTAACAATTCCAGTAACAATAACAAAACAATCCTTAACATAATAAAAACATGGCTTTTAAAAGATTAGATCCAGAAGATTTCGTAGTAAGTTCCGATTCGGTAACTTCAACAGTATGGAGTAATAACTCTCCTACATTAAATACTTTTTTTACTTCTTCTACCCAAAAAGAAGGATCTTCAGGTCCTTATTATTTAAGTGTATATCAATCAGACACTACAGCACCAGAAGCAGCAGTGCAATTTCAAATAGCTTATGGTAATAAAAGAGGTGGTGGTGGTGTAAATTTTGATCCTAATGTACCTTACATTTCTCCAACTACAACTATTTACGGCCAATATAGAACATTAATTTTAGAGGATGAAAATTCAAATTTTGTCTGGGGGGATACAAATACAGGTAGTGCTGATAATGATTTTTATGCTATTAGTATAGAAAGAGCAAGGTATAAACAATCTTTAATGCCTGGAACTTTAAATTTAGTTCTTTCTTCTAGTAATGGTGCATATGATGCTATCCAGTTGACAGACAATTCAGGAATGGTAACAACTCCAGATTATTACGGCACACAAAGAGTATACCAATTAATCAGTGGATCAAACGGTGTAGCAAATACTTCATTAAATCCTAAAGGATTTACTCCTGATAGTGGTTCTTATGGGTGGTTTTGTCCTGATATTTCTACTATTTTATTAAATGCACAAGCTTTAAGAGGAAATGACCCATCAGATGGGGGTATTAACTTAGACACAGAGATAGCTTCAGATACTAATTCTCAAAACCCTGTAAAGTTATTTCAACGAATATCTGGGTCTCATGCTTTTAATAATGATATAGAAACATTTCAATTAAATTGTCAAGAAACTATTTCTTCGGATTATGTTTTTATTAGAGCTAGAAATAATGAATTCAACTATACAGAAAATCCCTCATTTATATCGGGATCAACTGGTGAAGTAATTTATCCTTATTTTATAAATAATCCTCAAACATTCCCAACAACTGTAGGTTTATACAATGATGGGAACGATTTATTAGCTGTAGCTAAATTATCAAGACCAATACAAAAAGATTTTACAAAAGAAGCTCTAGTACGAGTGAAATTAGATTTCTAAAATGAATGAGCGCTTACAAACAATTCAACACACAAGATTTAATAATATCTCCATTTGAGGTAAATAAAGGATTTCATTTCATTGGAGGTGATGTTTTAGTAGAATCTAATGTTGGTATAAATAGATATATTGGTTTAAATGGAAACTATCTTGACTCTGGTAGTATTCTTACTGGTACTAACTTACCAGTAGAAGAACAACTTTCTTCTGTATTAGTTTACGATTCTATAAAACAACTTTATTACACAAATTATATCTCAGGAAGTAGTGGGTTTACCCAAAATGCTATTACTTCTAGTATTTTATTAGGAGCTAGTGAAGAAGGAAATGTTAATATAGGAGGAGTACAACAATCTAATTTTTATAATTATGAACAAACTACTCTTTGGCCTAATAAAAATTTACCAACTGCATCTTTAGGTGTTATCTCAATACCATCAAAATTATTTGGGGACTATATTCAACCTAATTCTTTTTATATTGAATCCCCTGATAGTGGGTCAATAAAAGATGATGGTGAAGGAAGACTTTTATGGAGAGGTTATCCTGCAGACTCAGATTTAACTTATGAATATATAGATGGTAATATAATTTATCAACATGGTATTATAATTATAGGAAATTCTTCTATTTCTTCAATAGAATATGATGATGTTTATGGTACAGCAATATATGGGACATCATTATACGGTGGCAATTTAGTTACAGAGATAAAAAATTTTGTAGATGCTTATATTATTTCAAATGATGTAACTATGTCTTTTTCAAGCTCTTATAAGTTATTTGAAACACAATATCAATGCACAATAAATGAAAATGAATTTAATTATAGTTTAAACCCAAGTTCAATAACAGGAAGTCAAATACCAACAAAATTCCAAAATACAGGTGAAATACAATGGGAAAATACAGCTTCTATAGGAAAACCTTTTGATTTTGTAACAAGTTCTTATTTTAGTCCTTATATTACAACTGTAGGTTTATATGATGAAGATTATCAACTGTTAGCTGTAGGTAAACTAGCTCAACCCTTACAATCATCTCCTACAACGGATACAACAATTTTAGTGAATATAGATAGATAGTAAATATTTATAATAAATAATAAGGTAAAATGGCAAAAGAATTTGAGTATAAAAATGATATTGAACAGGGAAAAATAGTCCAATCATGGCATGTTTCTCAATCTGTTGATGCCTTTTCCGCTACTAACCAACAAGCTTATGATATATCAATATCAGGATCTTTTAAAGCAACCAGTTCAATATATATAGAACCTAGTGTTTTATTAGAACAAGAACAAAATTATATATTATCTTATGATAATACTACTGGTCAGGTTTTTAAAGCACCTAATAATGGTGGAGGAGGAGCCGGGACAAGTGGAACAAGTGGAACAAGTGGCATAAACGGAACATCAGGTACATCAGGAATCAATGGTACAAGTGGCACAAGTGGTATAAACGGAACTTCAGGAACATCAGGCGAATCAGGTACATCTGGTACTTCAGGTGTTATCCCAAACATTCCTAACCAAGCAGTAAGGTATGTTACTTCAACATTAAATTCTGGTGAGATTGAAGTATTATCAACTGGTAATCTTTATTCTGGATTAATATGGCAAAGAATAGGAACTACAGTAACAGTAACATCAATAGCCCATGGTTTAAATGCAGGAGACTATGTTGTAATAAGAGGAGGAGCTGATAATTATTTATATACATTAATTGCAAATGTTACAACAGATTCATTTGACTATGCTTCTGCAACCTCTGGAAATATAAACGGTACAGATGGAGCATACATTCCAGCAGTAAAATCAACAAATGTTGGAACTTCATCATCAACAATTGAATCCCCTAATGCAGGCAATGTTCAAGTAAACTCAATAAGAGTATATACAGGAGGTGTTATTGGTGGAAGTGAATATTCTTTAACAATGCCTCAATCTATAGATAATGGAGCAGGAGCAAATTCAACTAAGGCCTCATCTAATATTCCTGTATGTCAAGCTTATAGAATGGATACAGGACAAATGGAACCTAGTGTATATATAATTGCAAATACAAGTAATAATTTTAATATATTTCCTGTTGGTGGGTTAAACTCACTCCGTATTTATTCAATTAAATTTATATTTTAAAATAAAATGAATGGCCTATACATCACAACCCTTTTATGGAAAATTAAGTAGTACCTATCCACAAAATGAAAATTTCTTAGTTACAACTGGAAATTTTACTGATGGGTCTAATCAATTTACTATTACTTTACCCCATTTAGCACGTATTGGTCAAACAATTACTTATATAGATAACCAATTTGCCGGGATAGTTACAATTACAAATATTGTAGGAAATACTGTAACAGTAGATCAAACAGCAAATGCAAATGCAGGTAGTGGTCAAACATTAGGCTTAAATACTCCAGCAGGAACTTATTTTGTAGGAACTTCTTCTTTTACAGATCCTGCCCAAGAAATTAATGTAAATAATATTACAGGTAGTGATGAAGTTGATTTTAAAATTAATCTCACTCCCAAATATTCTTTAATTGGTCAAGCAGCCGATTCAGGTGGAACAGCTATTAATGGAAGATTTCACGAATATTTAATTACAGATGTTACTTATAGAGATATAGGAAATAGTGAAATAGCTTTTTTTACTTCATGGAATGAAAATGGAACTGAAGCAGAAAGTGGAGACCAAATATTTAGGGGATCAGGTCAATCTTTACCTATAGCTGCATTAACTACAACTGAATCTTTATCAACTATTTTTAATAATGATATTGCCGGAATGGGTACTACTTTAGGTAGTGACGTAGCTGGATATCAAATTGCATTAAATAATTTTTTTGATGACTTAACTATTACTGATATATATGAAGATGATGTTCTAGAAAAGAAAAATGTTAGAGCAATAAACTTTGTTGGAGGGGTAGATGTTACTATTGATAGTTCAATAGAAGATGCTGTAAAAGTAAATATTTTATCGGGTACAAGTGGTGGAACAGGAACAAGTGGCACATCAGGCACATCAGGAATAGATGGTACAAGCGGAACTTCAGGTATAGATGGTACAAGTGGGACATCAGGCGAATCAGGAACCTCAGGCACATCAGGAATAGATGGTACAAGCGGAACTTCAGGAATAGATGGCACATCAGGAACCTCAGGTGAAAGTGGCACATCAGGAACATCAGGCGAAAGTGGCACAAGCGGTACTTCAGGCGAATCAGGAACTTCAGGTACATCAGGAATAGATGGCACAAGTGGAACATCAGGAATAGATGGAACTTCGGGTACATCAGGAATTAATGGTACAAGTGGTACTTCAGGCGAATCAGGAACTTCAGGAACATCAGGCGAAAGTGGTACAAGCGGTACTTCAGGCGAATCAGGAACTTCAGGTACAAGCGGAATAGACGGAACTAGTGGTACAAGTGGAATAGATGGCACATCAGGAACTTCAGGTATAGATGGCACATCAGGTACAAGTGGTATAAATGGAACATCTGGTACAAGTGGTATAAATGGAACATCTGGTACAAGTGGTATAGATGGCACATCAGGCACATCAGGAATAGATGGCACTTCAGGAACTTCAGGTGCAGACGGAACATCAGGTACTTCAGGTATAGATGGTACAAGTGGCACAAGTGGGATAGATGGCACATCAGGTACAAGTGGTATAGATGGCACATCAGGTACTTCTGGAGAAAATGGAACATCAGGTACTTCAGGCGAATCAGGAACTTCAGGAACATCAGGCGAAAGTGGTACAAGCGGTACTTCAGGTATAGATGGAACTAGTGGTACAAGCGGTATAAATGGAACTAGTGGTACAAGCGGTATAAATGGAACTAGCGGAACTTCAGGTATAGACGGTACTTCAGGAACTTCAGGCGAAAGCGGCACATCAGGAACTTCAGGCGAAAGCGGCACATCAGGAACTTCAGGCGAAAGCGGCACATCAGGAACTTCTGGTGAAAGTGGCACAAGCGGAACTTCTGGGATAGATGGTACTTCAGGTACAAGTGGTATAAACGGAACATCTGGTACTTCAGGTATAGACGGTACTTCAGGTACATCAGGTGAAAGTGGCACAAGTGGAACTTCCGGAATAGATGGAACAAGCGGAACTTCAGGTGAAAGCGGCACATCAGGCACTTCAGGTATAGATGGAACTTCGGGTACATCAGGAATTAATGGTACAAGTGGCACAAGTGGTATAGACGGTACAAGTGGAACTTCTGGTGAATCAGGAACTTCAGGAACTTCTGGTGAAAGTGGTACATCAGGAACTTCAGGTATAAATGGTACAAGTGGTACAAGTGGTATAGACGGAACATCAGGTACATCAGGAATTAATGGTACAAGTGGCACAAGTGGTATAGATGGAACTAGCGGAACTTCAGGAATAAATGGGACTAGCGGAACATCAGGAATAGACGGAACATCAGGTACTTCAGGAATAAATGGGACTAGCGGAACATCAGGAATAGATGGAACAAGCGGAACTTCAGGCGAATCAGGAACATCAGGCACATCAGGAATAAATGGAACAAGTGGAACTTCAGGCGAATCAGGAACATCAGGTACAAGTGGTATTGATGGAACAAGCGGAACTTCAGGCGAAAGCGGCACAAGTGGAACTTCAGGTATAGATGGTACTAGCGGAACATCAGGGGAATCAGGCACTTCAGGCACTTCAGGCGAAAGTGGCACATCAGGAACCTCTGGTATAGATGGCACATCAGGAACTTCAGGCGAATCAGGAACCTCTGGCACAAGTGGTATTGATGGTACAAGTGGAACTTCAGGTGAATCAGGTACATCAGGTACAAGTGGTATAGATGGTACATCAGGAACTTCAGGTGAATCAGGTACTTCAGGTACTTCAGGCGAAAGTGGCACAAGTGGTACAAGCGGTATAGATGGAACTAGTGGAACATCCGGCGAAAGTGGTACAAGTGGTACAAGTGGTATAAATGGAACTAGTGGAACATCAGGTATAAACGGTACATCGGGTACATCGGGTACATCGGGTACAGGTCAAGCAGTAGAAATTTTAGACAATGGTACTTCAATTACTACAGATGTAGAATCTATTAATTTTGTAGGAGCTACTATTACAGAACCTACAGCTGATAATGTTACTGTAACTATTGGTGGTGGTGGTGGACCAGAGGGTCCTTACGAATATAATGTTCCTGGAGATATAGACTCAGGTATTCAACCTGTAAGTGGTTCAAATACTGCTACCGGATGTTTTTCAACTATTGGTGGTGGGCAAAGTAATATAGTACAAGCTACTAGTTCTTTTATTGGAGGTGGTAACACTAATAAAATATGTGATGGTGGGGTTGATAATATCCAATCAAGTGGATCTTTTATAGGTGGTGGATGTACAAATACTATAGTAGGAGGTTTTAATGTTATTTCTGGTGGTTGCTCAAATATTGTAGCTGGAAAAGGATCAACAGTAATCCATTCTTTTATAGGTGGGGGTCGTTGTCATGATATACTTGGTAGTTATGGTGTTATAGCGGGAGGAGATAATAATAGAACTTCTGGAACTCATTCTTCAGTTTTAGGAGGGACTGGCAACAATGCATTGGGTGGTGCTAGTACCATAGTTGGAGGAGCTAGCAACTCAACAAATGCTAGTCAAGAGCTTAGTTTTATTGGGGGAGGCCAAGATAATTGCATAGAGGGTAAAGGATGGAATTTTATAGGAGGTGGTGCTGGGAACACTGCTAAAGGATATATTCAAACTATTGGGGGAGGAAACTGTAACTCAATAGATGACGGAGAAGCTAGTATCATTGGTGGAGGACAATGTAATTACGCTGGGGGAAATGTGGCTTCTACCCTTGGAGGATTCCAAAATTGTTCTTTTGGAACTTTTGATGTAATTGTAGGGGGTAAAGGACATTGGTCAAAAGGAGGAAGTTTTCAATTTATAGGAGGTGGTTTAGTTAACTGCATTGAACCTGAAGGAGACTGCCAATTTAATGCTATTTTATCAGGTTGCACAAACTTAATAGCTGGTAGTTCAGTTGCATCCAGTATTGCAGGTGGTATTAATAATGGTGTATTTTCTCCCCAATCGTTTATTGGTGGTGGTAAATCTAATCAAGCAAAAGGTCTATCTTTTAATACTATTGCTGGTGGTTTTAGCAATATTATTTTAGGTGCGTGTGCTAATATAATTGGAGGGGGTAGGAATAACTGTATTGATGGTAATGGAGATAATGATTACAATTCTATATTAGGAGGATGTTGTAACTGGATTACTTGCAATGCAGCATGTTCTACTATTGTAGGTGGTAGTTGTAATACTACTTTAACAAATCATACTGTATTAGGAGGATGTTATAACCGTGCAGAAGGACCAGGTGATACTGTATTTGGTTTTTGTAATACTTCTACAAGTGCAGGTAAAGGACAAATTATAGTTGGTTTCAGAAACACTAGCTCAGGCCAATATAATCTTATAGGAGGTTGTAATAATAATGTAGAAGGAACGGGAGGTGCTGCTAAAAGTAACCCCGATTGGAATGTTGTAGTAGGATGTAATAACAATGTTTTAATGACTCCTTCGTCTTTAATGGCTGGAGAAGACAATACTTTTGATGATATTAAAAATGCTGCAATGTGGGGAACTTCAAATTGCATTTATAGTATCTCAAGTAATGCATCAATGGGAGGGGCATCCAATATAATAACAAAAACTACTAATTCATCTATTATATCAGGTCGACTAAACTCAGTATCAGGTTCATTTGATGATGGAGCTGGGAAAGGGTATTGCTTAAATGATAATAGTGCTATTTTATCAGGGATGTGTAATATAATACAAACCCGGGCACAAGCAACATATAAACCAACAGATAGTGATTATGGTCAAAACATTATTGGAGCAGGGACATGCAATACAATAGAATCATTTGTTATAGATTCATTTATAGGATCTGGTAAATGTAATGTAATTAGCAATTGTATTCAAGTTCAAGATGAAGGGGGTAGTACTGCTGATAGAACTAATTGTGGTAATGCTATTGTTGGTGGGCTTAAAAATGCTATATGTGGTTATAAAGGAAAATTCCCACAAAACTTTATTGGGGGAGGTAATTTAAATCAAATATTACAAGGATCATCATCATTTTACGATGCTAGTAATATGGGAATGAATTCTATAGTTGGTGGCTTTTGCAATACTATTACAGATACCCAACAGGATTTAGCTAGTGGGGGTGAATTATGTTATATATCTAATAACTTTATTGGAGGAGGATGTAGAAACCAAATTTCAGGAAGTAGAGGACGTAATTCTGTAGTAGGAGGTACTTGTAATGTGATAACAGGAAATTGTGTTCAACAAGCTGCTATTCTTGGGGGTTATGGTAATGAAATTAAAAAAACAGGAACAAATGATCCAAATTGTTCTACTATTATAGGAAGTGATCGTGCTAATAACATCCATGAAAACTCTCATATAATTGGTTTATCCCAATATACAACCGCAGCAAATCATACAACATATGTTTGTAATTTATGTGTAGTAGGTACATTAGCTAAAGCAGCAGGTTCATTTAAAATTGACCATCCAACCCCTAGCAAATCTTCAACTCACAATTTAATACATAGTTTTGTTGAATCACCAACAGCTGGAGATAATATATATAGATATTCTGTAACTACGGTTAATAATAAAGCAGAAATTACATTACCTAATTATTATAAAGATTTAAATAAAGACAATCAAATATGGGTATCTGCTGATGGTCATTTTGGTCAAGCTTTTGGTTTAATTAACTTAGAAACCACTATACTTACAATAACTTCTAATCAAGATGGTAAGTATAATGTATTACTTATTGGAACTAGAAAAGATAAGGATGCAAATAAATATTGGAAAGGAGTTGAAACTCTAAAAAATGAAGAGGAAACAACTAATTACAATAAAAAACAACTTGATAGTTTATAATTTTTTAGTTATATTTATAATTAACCTTAAATTAAACATATGAGTTGGACCTATAAAACACATGAAATAGGAGACATTACTCAATTCCCAGAAAATACATTTGGCTTCGTTTATATAACAACACATAAACCTACGGGTAAATCTTATATTGGGAAAAAAGTATTATTTCATAATAGAAAACAAAAGCTGGGTAAAAAAGACTTAGCTAAACTTCAAGGTATAGTAGGTAGAAGACCTTCATATAAACTAGTAGTTAAAGAATCAGATTGGAAAACATATTACGGGTCTCAATCAGACATTAAACAATTATTACTTGAGGGTAAAAAAGATGAATTTGAGCGTATTATCTTAAAAATGTGCCCTAATAAAAAATCTTTAACTTATTTTGAGGTTAAATACCAAATGATATACCAGGTATTAGAAAAACCAGATGAATTTTTCAATGATAATATTTTAGGTAAATTTTATACAAAAGATTTAAAAGACATTGAATTTGAGGATTTCGTGTCTGATACAATATAGTTTTATATATTACCATTCATGGTAAACCAGTTATTAGTTACATTAGTAAATTCAGTATTGGGTTCGGGCAAAGCTACTGCTCGAAACAATTATGCTTACCACTGTCCTTTCTGTCACCACCATAAACCAAAAATGGAGGTTAATCTAACAGAAAATCGTGAAGGTAAAAACCCTTGGCACTGTTGGGCTTGTGATGTAAGGGGTACTACTATATATTCTTTATTTAAACAGTTAAAAGTAGATGTAAGTAAGTTTACTGAACTTAAATCACTTGTTAAAACATCAAAATCAATTAAAGAGACACAAGTTGTGTCTAGCGTATCGCTTCCAAATGAATATATTAGCCTAAATAACGTTGATAACAGCGGAATTATGGCTAGACACGCGCTCGCGTACCTAAAAAATAGGCACGTGAGTAAATACGATATTATAAAATATAATATAGGTTATTGTAAAGAAGGTTTATATAAAAATATGATTATTATACCAACATATGATGCAGATGGTAGGTTAAATTACTTTACTGCTCGTTCATTTGAAAAAGAACCATATGTTAAATATAGAAACCCATCAGCAAGTAGAGATATAATTCCAAATGAGCATTTAATAAACTGGAATGTACCAGTTATTATATGTGAAGGATTATTTGATGCTATAGCTATAAAAAGAAACGCAGTACCTTTGTTAGGTAAAAATATACAAAGTAGCTTAATGAAAAAGATAGTTACTTCTATAGTAGATAAAATTTATATTGCATTAGATAGGGATGCAATTAAACAAGCTTTAAAATTCTGTGAACGATTAATGGCAGAAGGTAAAGAAGTCTATCTTGTAGATTTACAAGATAAGGATCCGAGTGAAATGGGTTTCGAAAATTTCACTAAATTAATACAAAAAACAGTTCCATTAACCTATTATGATTTAATGGAACAAAAACTAGCTTTATGATCAAAAAATCATATAAAAGATTATTAGAAATTTCAGATGATTACCAACAAGTTACAATGCCTGATTCAAGGTATTACAGACGTAACGGTAAATATTACCCATCAGTAACTCATGTATTAAATGCTTATCCAAAAGGCAAATATTTTGAAGACTGGCTTAAAAAAGTAGGTTATAGTGCTGAATGGATTGTCAAGAAAGCAGCAGAAGAAGGAACACTAGTCCATGAAATGATTGAAGACTGGTTAAATGGTAAAGAAATCAAATTTTTATATGATGATGGAAATCCTAGAATGCCTTCAAATGTATGGCAAATGTTCCTTAGATTTGTAGATTTTTGGGAAACTTATAATCCAACATTAATTGAAGCCGAAGTACATTTATTCTCAGATAAAATACAAGTAGCAGGTACTTGTGATTTAGTATGTGAAATTGAAATAGATGGTAAAATGGAACGCTGGATTATAGATTTTAAAACATCTAATCATTTACAAACAACTTACGATTTACAAAGTGCAATATATGCTCAATGTTACGAAGAATGTTATGGTAAAAAAATTAATCGCATAGGTGTATTATGGTTAAAATCTAAATCTAGAGGTGAAGATAAATCAGGTAAACGTTTAAAAGGTAAAAATTGGGAAGTATATGAGTCACCTCGTACACAGGAACAAAATATAGAAATATTTACTCATGTTAAAGCGTTATTTGACATTGAAAATCCCAAACCAAAACCATACACCAATACATTCCAGACAGTTTCAAAAAGAAAAATATAATGGATTATGATTTTTCTATTTATAAATCAATAGAAGATTTAGAAGACATAAATATACTTCATACCCAATTACTTTCTACTATAAAAGAATATGTATCTGAACCTTTTGAAGATATCTATATAGTAGGAAGTTTCTGTTTTAATGTAGGTAAATCTAAGGATATAGATATAATATATTGTATTCCAGAAAAATATAAAATAATTGAATTCCCCTCAAATAGTGGGGTAGGGTATGATATGGTTAATTATTTTGCTAAATATGAAAAAATATTAAGAAAAAAATTAAATAAAAGGATTCAATTAATTCCTAATAATAAAAATTATTTTTTACCTCATATGGAAAAATTATCAAATCCCCCTTATTTTGATTTGGTTAATTTAAAGTGGATAAATAAAAAACATGGAGATGTTTTTAATAAAAAACTTTATCAAAAGAAATGGGTGACTAGATTTGGTTACCTGGAGTAGGGTTCGTATATTTACCATGTATTGATAATTAAGTCAATGCATTAAATAATTAAGGTTATGATGAGTCCAGAAAGTCTTTACATTGCAGAATTAGAGTATCACAGGTTTGAAGAGATTATGAATACAAAAGAAGTTATCTCAAAAGAGGAGTATGATTTTTGTTTTGCATATGACAAAGATATTAGAGAAGATACCTCTTATCTAGGAGATAGTAAATATTTAAACCTAAGGGTTTATAGTGAACATGACCACGAAAAACGTGGAGAAGATGATGTAAACAACTGGTAAAAATAATGCACGGGAGGCTTGGCTTCCCGGGCTAGAGTTCGTATATTCACCACGTATTAATGATTAAAAATAAAGGTTATGTCAATTTTAAGTAAAAAAATCAAAAGTTTAAACGACGGAGAAAGTTTTAATTTTATCTATAAGGATAAAGAATATGAATTTTGTTGTTATTCTTATTCAGATGAAAAAAAATATTACTCAGTTCGTGATGCAAGCAGCTTTTTGGGTGCAGGGATGAATGTTGAAAAAATTACCAAAAAGTATATTTCATTATATGATTATAACTTATTTAATGTTAGATCAACATATAAAATTCCAGTTAATAATATTACTCTTAAAATAAAAGACATTCCAGGTTTTGAAGGAACTATGGAAGGGTTAAACGAACTTACAATTATAAAATAAAGGTTATGAAAAAAATAGTATATTTACACGGTTTAGAAAGTGAATCAGGAGGAACAAAAGTGTCTTTCCTAGCAGAAAAAGGGATGGTTTATGCACCTAATATGGATTATGTAACATTAGATTTAAGTGAATTTATTTTTACTTTAGGTATGCCTGATTTAATTATTGGTTCTAGTATGGGTGGTTATGTTGCCGATATTATTGGTTCTCAATTAGGAGTAGATGTTTTATTGTTTAATCCTGCTTTACATAGTAGAAGTATTGATAATTTTAATGTTGATTATGGTTCCCAACATTATAAACGTACAATTGTTTTAGGTACTGAAGATAATGTTATTGACCCTGAAACAACTAAAAAACTATGGTCTGTTTATGGTAATCATGCTAAGTATGATGAAGTAGAGGGTATGGGTCATAGAACGCCACTTGATGTTTTTATCAATATGTATAATAAACATGCTTAATTATGATCAAATTAATAGATCTATTAAATGAGATAGATATACCTAAGAATAAATGGGTTACTATTCCTGCTTCTGAATTAAAAGACTATAATGAAGAAATTTATAAGTTAATTGATAACGCTTATGCACCAATTGGTGGTCATCCTAACTATAAATCCGCAGACAATGTATCAGGTAGTGAATCTGATGCAGAATATGAAATAATTGATTTAGACGATGACCCTGAAATTGATGCAGTATCAGCAGCTAAACAAAAACCTGCAGGTAAAAAGTTTACAGCAACGGGACATGATGGATCTAAACCAGCTAAATCCAGTGTTGTAAATCATAAGGTAAATCAATTAAAATCTGGAGGATATTATGTTGAAGTATCAGGTAAAATAAAAGATATCTTTAAAGCTAAAGGTGTAGAACCTATTAACGATGAAGAATTAGTACGCAAAGTACTTAAAGGAAAAGAAATTGAGTGGTTAGGTAATGGAGAATATAAAAGAACAATTGGTGGTAAATTATTTACCAAAGCATTAATGGGAAAACCAACAGTATGATAAGTTTAGTACAATTATTAAGAGAAGCACAAGGTAATCCAAAAGCGGTTATCTTAGCAGGAGCACCTGGAGCAGGTAAAGGGTATATTTTACGTGGTTTAGACTTAGGAGGTCTAAAAACAATGAATGTAGATGATATTTATGTTCCTTTACTAAAAAAAGCTAACGTTAGTTTAGATTTAAAAAACGCTACACCTGAAGAAAGAAGTGAGCAAGCCAAACAAATGGCCGCAGCTAATAAACAATTTAAAGGTGAATTAGAACAAGTAATAGCAGGTAAAGAATCATTTATATTAGATGGTACAGCAGCTTCATTTAAGAAAACAGCAGAATTAAAATCAGAACTAGAAGAAGCAGGATATGATACATTTATGCTTTATGTCTATACAGATTTAGAACGTTCGTTAAGTCAAAACCAAGACAGATATGTAAAATCAGGAGGTAAAGATAGAAGTTTAGCACCTGCAATTGTAATGCGTACTTGGAAAAGTGTAACAGATAATTTACCTAAATATGAAGAATTATTTGGTAATAATTTTGTAGCAGTAGCCAACACATTAGATGATAGAATGCAAGATATAGATAAAATTATA